CTTCGATACTACCTTCAGGAAATACATCATCAATGATGTCCGATATATAACTACAATTTAAAAATTTGCTCGTCCGATAAATAGCAAATCCATTAAATGCCGACTGTACCGGAATCAGCTTATCGGGGTAACGATGTTTGTAGTTATCTATCAGTTGTTTGATATAGCTTTTCATCATTGCGCATACATTTACGTTACCTTCAAAATGCATAAAACTATATACAAAAGGCGCTACCGATAGGGCCCATATGTCATAATACCCTGCGGCACGGTCAAATGATATTGAATCCCAGTCTTTACGAGCTATCGTTTCTTCAATGACATCAACGTCAATATCCCCTACACACGCATACTCGTTTGTGTCCATCATGATAAAATAATCACTACCTGGTCTGTCCCTTTTTATTATTTCAAGTATTACGTTTCTGGCAAATGCAACCCGGTATGTTCTGTCTGGATGTTTGGACTGTGTATTTTTGATAATATTTATGCGAAGACATCGGAAATCATCACTCTCCAGTATTTCAAGACTTCTGTCGGTAGATACGTCGTAAACTACAACTACCGTAATTTGAAATAATTTGCACAATTTGCAAATATTCAACAAGACCCTCGGAAGCCCTTCTTCGTTATTATACACACATAATCCTACAAAACAAAGCGGCTTCATTTGTAATATTAAGCAGGTAGTTTTTATTATTTATTTCTATTTGTTTGAATGATTCGAAAAAAGTCTCGCATTGTTTCAATGAATGCGCATAATCTTGACATCTCCATGTATTCTCTGAAAGACCTCTTGCAGCTATTTCGCATCGATACATACAAACCGTCTCACACGCAAATGGTGGCGGCGAAAAAACAGGTGCTCATGACGCATCCCGATAAGTCCGGGTTGGAAAGCGACTATTTCATCTTTTACAAAAAGGCCTATGCGATTTTACTGGAACACTACAATGATCAAGTAAAACAAAGCGCAGCGGTGGAAGATAAGGAGTATTCGCCTCTCAATGACGACGACCACGAGAACAAGAAAATTAAGACAAAATTGGGGGAGGTGGACGCCAAGCAGTTTTCGCGAGCATTTAATGAAATTTTTGACAACACCATGAGTCGCAAGGTCGACGAGACGCGCAACGAATGGTTCCACAATAATGATCCAGTGGTGAGTGTTCCCGACAATGTCAATGCCGGGAACATGGCGCACGCATTGGATAGCGTGCGTTCGCAGCAGGTTGTGGTGCGTAGGGATGTTCGCGATATGATGCACACTGGTGGTACAGGACTATATGAGGAAGAAGACGACGATTATATCGGGTCGGACCCATTCGGCAAGCTCCGCTTCGACGATTTAAGACGGGTGCATAAAGACGAGACCGTGTTTTCGGTGCGCGAATCCGACATTAATAATGTGACTCAATACAACAACGTAGAAGACATGGCCCGTGCTCGCGGAGCACAGAACCTGACACCCATTGATAAAGCGCGTGCAACAAAGATGATGGACGACCGTGAAAAGGTCCGCTGGGAAAATGTGGTGCAAAAACAGCACGCCGCCAAACTGGAGAGTATGGAGTACGAAAAGAAGAATGGACAGGTGATGGCCTCCATGTTCTTACGACTGAAGAATTAGCCTAATTAGGAAGCCCCATGCGCTCGCGCTGAAGTTTGAATAGCCACTCCTTATCCACGGTTGTCATCAGCGCACTGTAATCCGTGTCGCGCTCTTCAATATCACTGTATCCTGCAAGCTGTGCGACCGAGATGGGCGTCAACAGATACCATCGCCCATTCTGTTGGAGGCGTTTCCAGTAGATGTCAAGCGCAAACTGTCGGCGATTTTCCGGGTTTCGTAGGAGCTGCGTGACGCCTTCTCGATAATTCGCAATAAGGACGTCGTAGTACTCCTTGCGGGCAATGTATCCCGTGGTGGTCTGGCAATTATGCGCGCGAAGACAGAATGGCGCCACCTGCTCATATGGCGCGGCATTGTTTCCGGCAACGAGGATCATGTCCCACTCGATTCCGCTGGCAACAAAATCGCACAACGACTTCTTGAAGCTCTCCATGTCAAGGAAATGGATGTCGTCTTCGCATATAAATACATGGTCCCAACCACGGTCGCGCGCCGTCTCAATGCACTTAATATGACTCATGGTGCAACCAACCGCACCGTCCTTCATCTTGATTGCGTTGAATCGTTCTCCGGATACTCCGAGCTTCTGCAGTTGTCCCTCAACGTGCTCCTTCCGATCAGTGCGGTGTGCGAGATTAATGTAAAGGCAATTTTTCAAGTACTCCATATACAATGTTCCTAATCAAACATTTATGTTTTTGCAACACAAATGTTTATCGGTCGTCCATGTTGATGATGCGGTCCATAAACGGTAGGATATCGGGGTCGTGCGTAATGACGACCAGGGTCTTCTTTTCTGTTTCATCCACAATCAGTTTGATTACCTTCTTTCGCGTGGCGTTGTCGAGGCCCGCGAGCGGTTCGTCAAGCACCAGCACGTGCGAGTTGCGACAGATACCACGGACCAACATGGTGACCTTTTGCATACCGAGCGAGAGTTCGCCGCCGCCAATACCCACGTCGGCATCGAGTCCATTAATGAACACTCCTGTAAGGTCGTATTTCTCGAGCATTGTGCGGATATCCTCGGGACTGCGGTCATGACCATATCTCATATTGTCGAGCACCGTGCCATTGAACATGGCCGTGCGCTGATTGTTGTAGTTGACGTACTCCCTCAGCGCGATTTTATCGACGGTTGATACGTCTGTGTTTCCTATGGTAACCTTGCCTGCCGACGGTCGATGCAGCCCAACCAACAGTTTCATAAGGGTGGTCTTCCCGGATCCCGATTGTCCCATGATGGCCACCTTTTCGCCGCGCGCAATGTCCAAGTTATAGTCTGCAATGACGGGCTCGTCGTCCTTGTACCCAAACGTGACGTTTCTAAAATGGATGTCCCCGGGCATGATAACCGTATCTCCCTTTGTCTTCTTGCTGAATGTAAATGCGTCGTTGATAAACTCTCTTCCCGAAGTGATGACCCCCAGACGATACGCCACATTGTACATGAGACCGTACCCCACTGTGTTGAGACTGGATGTCAAATTTCCAAGGACAAGAAGTGACGAAATCGTGGTCTCGACGTTAATAATGCCTTCGGATACGCTCCCGTAAAGGGCAAACGCCCCCGCGCCGTACATGGTTGTCATGATGGCATCCATGGCCCCCATAGCCACCGTTTCGTGGTCCATGATATTCTTCATTTTTTGTCGACTTATCTCTTCCATGGCATCGTTGCTGGCAATCGCCTCATCACCCTGGTTATTCACGACGATATTCATCATGTTACCCAGCTTGCTCTGCAGCTCTTCCGCAACATTGTTCATGAAAAAGTCTTCGCGGTCCCTGGCAAGATCCATAGCATGTACGGCGGTGTACATGCTGTACATGATGAGAATGAGGGAGCCACCCAAGATAATCTTCCACATACCCGGGACGGTGTACGCCAAATAGACGGCATAGACCAGGGTCATGACCAAATACGGAATATAGTGTCCAAGCATGTAGTGGAACAGGTCGCGCGCATTACGTGTCAGTTCCATGCCGCGCGCGAGATACTCTGCGCTCTTGATGTCCTTATACTGCGAGACGCTACGGTTCACCGTACCAGCAAACATGGCCGACCGTAAGTATTTGAAATATGTGGGGTTCAAATGTGATTCAATGGCGAACTTTCCAATGTCCGCAAGCTTTCCTATTGCCATCAGGATAATCGTGGCGACAATGAGCCCCGGCGCATTCAGGAGCTTGAGGTTCTCCTTGATGTTGTACGGATCTGCGAATTTTTTGGTCTCCTGGATCACTTTGTACAGATTGGCCGTGAGCTTGGGGAACAGGATTCCCTCCAGCGGAAATATGAATATAATGATGGCGAAGTAGCTAATGAACACAAGGATATGGTCCATGGCAAAATCGCCGAATAGATGTTTAAATAGCATATACATTGTGCCCACATAATCACTCGACGATTTCAATGATTTCCTCCTCGTATTCGGGCTCTTCAGTCTGGGCCTCTGTGTCTACAGTATCTATGCTTGGTTTGTCTGAAGCAACGACGACTGCATTCCCGACCTGTTTTGTCATCACTGCATCTGTGAGCGACTTGATGCCCAATTGTATTGCGTCCAATGCTTCCTGCATCTTGGACATGTCGCGCCGCAGCGCCTGTATTTCCCCGGCCATGGGATTTCCGACTGACACCTCGTTTCTGCTCTTCATAAGCGCGTCCATGTCATGCTGTGTGACAGGCGCGTCCAGGGTATTTTCGCCAAAATCGGGTTGTGGGGGTTTTGGCGTTTCCAGAAGGGATTTGTACTCCCGTTCACGGGACTCGTATGACTGACTTGCACCTACCGGCTGTATGCTTTCTATCCGGTTGCGTATGTCAGTCGCCATTGCTTGCATAACATGACGATTGATGCGTCTGAGTTTGTCGTGTGAAACCGGACCGATTTGGGAGTGCGTATCACGGATAAAGTTCCTAAACCATTCCACCTTTTCCGCCTCGCTACCGAACGCCATTGCCACGTCTTGCCTTGCGTTGATGACGTCCCATAAACGTTTTTGATTTTCTTCACTTACAAAAGCAGCCATTGAAAGTACCGCCGTCAAGTGTTTAAGCCGTTGAGGGAAGAATTCCAGGAAAATGAATAGCCGGCTATGCATTTTCTCGCATTACTTGCGTGCGCGCCTCTTGCGGAGCGTGCGCGACTTTTTGCTCGCGCTCTTCTTGGCATTGCGGGAGCCGCCGTCCTTGTTCTTCAGGGGGCGAATGATAAGCGGGTCTGCCTGTTCGTATTCGAAGGCTTTTTGGGCATTGGCCTGTCCCGTTTCATTCTCGATGCTGCGGTACAGGTTAACCAAAAAGTGGTCGACGTAGTCGGTGGCGCCGTATGGGAGCTCGCCCTCGTACACCTGCTCGATGCGTCCGATATCGGTACCTTTTTGATTCGTGAAAGGCGCCGGGAACACCCTGGTTCGGATGGTGTAAGCGTCACCAAACTTCCTTTTAGGATTCACCAGTCGTTCGTATTGTTTGTGAAATTTCTCACGCGCATCGCCTATTTTCTCAATAATCTCATTTATGCTTTCAACAATTTCGGCATGTTCCTTCAACTCATTGGTCGATAAATTGTTTAATCGTTTATTATATCCATTGACTCTACTGTCAAGTAAATATTCTATATTCCTCACTTCTTCAGCAATAATGTTAATATCGTTGTTTTTATTAATATTCATGGCAAAGTCTACTGTGGCATTTTGCAAATTGTTTAATATAGTCGTAAATTCTTGTTTGGTTTTGTCAAAGTATGCGTTGTTGTCGACAGGTTCTTGTTCTTGTGTTTCTGGATCATCGGGTATGATAAACTCGGGAAGATTCTCCTCTGCCTCTTTTTTACACTGATTGATTATTGCCAGTTTATCACTTGAATATTTCTTACACTCTTCGGTTTTCTCTTTTTCGGGACGATTGTTTAATAAGTATTTACGATATATGTCCTTAATCTTATTCATTCCTTCTGCCTCAGCCATGTCATTACAAATTGCACCGGATGTGTTTCCGCTGGCATCTTCTTGTTCCGCCTTACATTTTGATTCACTCATGGTATGTATAGATATACAATAACTGTACATATTTTGCGAGATTAGAGACCTCACATGTTAAACCATTCAGGACGGAGCTTTGCCATATCGGCGTCGCTGACCCGATGTTCCTTGAAATACTTCACGACCTTCTCTGGCGTTGCATGTTTGCCGTCAATCATTCCCGTGACATGCGTCGCGATGAAATACAAGACGTACATACCACACTGTCCATCTTCCAATTGGTGTTCCATCGTCGTTACGTACTCGGTAATGTCCGGTGCATCTGCCTTGATGCGCTCGATAAAATCGCGGATCTCTGGTGGCGCGCCGTCGCCCCCGCTGTCAAAAAACATAATGTATTTGGCTGCAAAGTCGGCGTAAAGTGCCACCCAATGGGTGCCAGGGCCGTCATGACGGTCGAGGTTAAATACCCATCCGGCCTTGGTCTTGTCCCCCATGTCGACAGGGGAGTACATACATAATTCAGGCACGATACATGCGCCTGACCATTGTTGGTCTGCAAAATCAATAGGCGCAGGAGAAAAAAAGACGAACTCAGGGTGCGCACGCTCGTACTGCTCCATGACCAGTTCAATGTCCTCGTTGGTAAGCCAGGTGTCGCGGTTCTTGCGCCATTTTTTAGCATACCTGGGAATGGGCGCAAAGTGCTCCGTGCGCAGACGTTGGGCGACGTAGTCCGGCAGTCCCTCCAGCCAGCACATTTCGTCGTCGCAGTCCTTGACCCGACGCTTCAGTGCGCTCCACATGCCGCGCTCCGAATCCGCGCGAATGGGAGGGTCGTTATGTGCATTATAATGGGCAATTATCTCGCGCAATGCAGATTCGGTAAAGCAGCTCCGCGATCCCCGGTAAAGGGGCGCGCACCGCGTCTTGTTCTTGCTACTGTTGCCTTTTTTGGACCGAGATTTTCGTATGGGTTTTTTTCGTGAAAACCGCGCTGCAGTTGTCATCTGATATACCCTGAGACTTTATCCTCGCTTGACAACACGCTCGGCGCTCCAAAAGGACCACCCGGGACCACTGTCCTTTACCATCTGCTTTGTCTCATATTCCTCGCGTTCCTTTTCGTTGGTCTCCTGGATTGCTTCCAGTTCCCACGTACGGAACACAGCCTTTGCGAAGGAGCGAAAGGCCTCGTTCACGTCAGTGGAAACCACTTTGCCCTCAATGATTTCGTTCACCGTGTCCACAATTTCGCGCTTGTACTGCTTCATTTTGTCGAGAAACACATCACCGTACTCCTCGGGAGCCTTGGATTTCATCACGCGCTGGTAGGTGTTTGCATTTAACAAATACTGAAGCGTGACGTCGTTCATTCCATCCACACTGTCTTTGTCACTGTCGCTTTCGTGTCCATCGCTTTCAATGCATTCTTCATCGGGGTCGCCGTGCTGGTCACAATCGTTCATCTCGTCCGTGTCGTCGGACAAAAGGGGCTCTTCATGATTATAAGAATCGTCTGACATATACAACCATCCGACCAATGTTTATGTGGTTGCGCCCAATATTCGATTCTGTGCCAAAAAATGTTTCGCTATTGTATATGACCAGTCTTGGAGGAGGAGTACAAGGAATTTCGCCAAAACCAACTTCATTGGGATACAAGAAAGCAGAGGAAGTCGCCGCGCGCCGCGTGGTGCGCATGTCGTGGACCGGCGCCAACAGCGATGGACGCTACACGAACACCCGCAATGTGTCTGGAACCGGAAGAACCGCATCGGGATCCGATTACGCACGTTTCAAACGTGAGCGTGCGACCCTGCGCAACTACAATGATAATAGCCTATAAATGTTGTACTTTAGCAACATTGTGTGCTTGCATCAAACTAAATACTTTTCTCGCTAACCGAGAAAAGCATGCATTTTATTTTGGAATACGCATCATCTTATATACGATGTACAGACCGGTAATAGTAAGGGCGCCCACATATGCGTGCATCGACAAGCTCTGTGACACATGTTTGTTGAGGCGCTCAAGAAGAGAATCGTCGTCCTCGACATCCATACTTTCATTGTCTGCATAGAATGAGACAAACGGCGTATTTTGCGGCACCTCCAGATTTATTTTGTCCATGAGCGCAGCCGGATCGTACGCTCCCGACGGTATTGGGGCACTAAGAATCTGTGGTTGCGCAGGTGCTTTGAAATCAGTTGGCATCGTTTTCACGTTGTTCTTGTTGTGGTCGATAAACATATACATAACCGTGTGAAAAAAAACTACGACTCCAACGGCGCACGGTAGATATCGAGCGTGCGCGCGCTTGCGTCACGGGCATCTACAAATCGCGGCATCCAATAATGAGGAATCACCGAATCGCAACCCGAAAAATGCACATCAAATACGCTTTTATAGTACATTTGCTCAATGGTCTTGGGCATAATGTGTGTCTTGGGCGGGACGTACTTGAAATCTTTTTGTTCGATGGCCTCCTGCAAGATCGTATATAACGATCGTGACTGTTTGCTAACGCCGTCGCTAAACGCCTCTTTGCGTCTCCATAACACATCATTTGGCAAAAACATGTCGTTTTCGGTATCAAATGCCCTGCGCAGCAAATATTTCTCTTGTTCACCTTGGATGGCATGGTTCCGAAGGTGCGCGGGGATGCTCATATAAAAGTCAACCCACTCGCGATCGAGGAATGGGGTCCGCGCCTCAAGGCCATGTGCGCCCATACACTTGTCCGATCGTAGCACATCGAATGCGTGTATCTCGCGCAACAGGCGAACACACTCGTGGTCAAACGTTAGTGTGTCGGGGGCTGCATGCATATATAGATATCCACCACATAGCTCGTCAGAACCATCACCGTTAAGCACAACACGAATATCTGTATGGTTCCGGATATACTTGGCAATGAGATAATTTCCGATACTGGCACGAATTGTGGTTGTATCGCAGGTTTCCGTGGCATAAATTACTTCTTCGATGGCGTCAACACAGTCCTGTTCTGTTAGTACGACCTCATGATGTTGCGACCCAATATGTTCGGAAACTCGTTTTGCCCACATGAGGTCTTCTGAATCCTTTAGACCAATTGAAAATGTGCGCAGCGGTTTCGAGTTGTTTTGTCTGCCATAGAGCGCAGCGAGCGCACAGACCAAACTGCTATCAAGACCACCTGATAATAAACAACCAAACGGCCGATGTGTGTTTATGCACCGCTTTTGCACCGCGCGCGAAAAATAATGCCGTATTCCCTCGTGAATGTCTGCAATCTCCATATTTCTCCCAATGATACACGGCGACGGTGTATAATACTGAACCGAACGCTCGATACACCACGTATGTTTCTTACTATTGTTGGGCGTGTATGTATAAATGGTCCCGGGTGGGAAATGACCCACCGCCCCTTCCCACTTAAATGCAGTAATTTGCTTCAAATCCGATGCAAAACTCGTAACATACTTACCGTTGATGGTATACATGGGCCGTACCCCAAATGGATCGCGACATACATGTATCGCTGGGGTGTTTACGTTGCGAAAGTCGGCAATAACAAAGGCAAATTCTCCGTCAATCATGCGGAGCGTCTGGCGAATTCCAAACCGAGCATACAAATGCAAAATGACCTCACAGTCCGATTCTGTCGTCATTTCACAATCAAGCGCATCAACCAGTGCATGATAATTGTATATCTCGCCGTTGCATATGAGTGCGATGTCGCCCAACCACAAGGGTTGGTCGGAATCCGACGTGAGTCCGTTAATGGAGAGACGATGGAACCCTAAAATAACTCCGTTCATCTCTCTTGTAAGGGCAGACGTGTCTGGGCCACGCGCCCGCCCTTTTTGAAAGTGGTGATGGATAAACTTGGGATTAAACTGACCATGGTTATTGAGGAATGCGAAGATTCCGCACATGAGGTTACTATAACCACCGATATATGTTTATGTCAATGTTGTATTGAACTTCAACCAAATGACGCACGTTTTTAACGCGGTATAATGTATAGTATGTCCACTTCCATCAATGCCGAAAGCGTGTATGCAAATCTGATATCGGGTCAGCGCAATATGTTTGTGAGTTCGACCGTAGCAATCGCACTCATTGGTTTCAGTAACTCTTTCCGTGGTAAAAACATGCGCATTCTGTTAACCGCACTCGGCAGTGCCATCTTCATCCTGTCGATTTTTATCGGTCTTACGGCGGGGGCAGAATTTGCCAGCTTTTTGGAGGCGCACCCCGAACTGGTACCCAAGTACATCCCAGAAGGCGCCTGGGAGAAGTGGCCCTACCTGAACTACGCCTTTATCACTATCATCTTTGTCTTCTTTGTAACATTCACCATCAATACCATCATGGCATAATTCAACCATATGTTTTCAAAAACATACGGTTTAGAACGACGCGGTGAAGTCAAACACATTGGCGTCTACCTTTTTGTTAGCGAGTGAGTATTCCGAGTTGGTGCGCTCGAAAAAGTTGACCTTGGTCTCCACGCTAATGAGCTCCATGAAGTCAAATGGGTTGGCGCTGCTGTAGATCTTGTCATATCCGAGCTGGACACATAGACGGTCGGCAACAAACTCGATGTACTGGCTCATGAGCTTGGCATTCATGCCGATCATGCGGCATGGGATGGCCTCAAGAATGAACTCCTTCTCAATGTCCACTGCTTCCGACACGATCTCGTGGATGCGCTTCTTGGACAGCTTTTTTTCGAGCTTCCCGTAGAGCAAAATGGCAAACTCTGTATGGAGTGCCTCGTCACGTGAGATGAGCTCGTTGGAAAAGGTGAGACCAGGCATGAGTCCGCGCTTCTTGATCCAGTAGATGGATGCAAAACTGGATGAGAAAAATATGCCCTCTACCACCGCAAAGGCGACCAGGCGGGCCGCAAAGGAGCTGCGGTTGTCGTTGATCCACTTTCGGGCCCAGTCAGCCTTTTTCTGGATGCACGGGAAGTGATCCAGTGCATTGAAGAGCTTTTCCCGCTCTTCCTTGTCTTTAATATAGGTATCAATAAGAAGGCTGTACATTTCACTGTGGATATTCTCAATGGCAATTTGAAATCCGTAGAACGCACGCGCCTCAGCGAGTTGCACGTCGCTCATGAATCGCACAGCCAGATTCTCCAGAACAATGCCGTCCGACGAAGCAAAAAATGCCAGCACCATACTTATGAAGTGCTTCTCGTCAGCGTTCAGCTTGTCCCAGTCTCCCAAATCCCTCGATAAGTCACACTCTTGGGGGACCCAAAAACTATCCACCGATTTTTTGTACATTTTCCAGATGTCATCGTCTTTAATAGGAAACATTACATAGCGTCTATCGTCAGGTGTAAGCAGGGGCTCTTTGAACGTCGAAGAATCCGCCATTCCTAAATTACAATAAAAGGAGGGTAGATTTTATGTTTTTTCGATTTATAATCATTGTGAGCATAAATTCAAAATATCAATAGTGTTTGTGAGCGTGTGTTAGCATAATACATATGGATTTGATATTTGGCGGAGAATAATATGTCCATACAGTATATATTAGCGCCTCGCCCATGCAATCCAAAAAATCAAGGACGGATGGGTCTCGGAGGTCAAAGCGCACCAAAAAGTACGTGGACGCATGCTTCATGGAAGACGAGTACGAAACCGTCAGTGATGTGGTTGCCTCAAAGGGTACCACCTATCATCACTTATCCGCACGAGAAAAGGAGCGGCTTGATAGCATGTTTACCCGACCCCAGAACATCAGTCAGGAGAGATATACGAGAGTATTGGAAAGCAAGAAGAGCAAGATCGTCGTGGCCACTGGCCCTGCGGGAACGGGCAAGACCCTGTTTGCCACCGAATACGGCGTTCGCTACTTCATGCGAGGCACTATAGAAAAAATCATTTTTACCCGCCCCTCTGTCGCCGTGGACGAAGACATGGGGTACCTCCCCGGGACCCTGGAGGAAAAGATGGCGCCATGGGTAAGGCCCATATATGACATATTATACACATTTATGAGTGTAAAGGAGGTGTCCGAGCTACTGGAGGAAAAGAAAATCGAGATTGCTCCTCTGGGATACATGCGTGGCCGCACCTTCAAGAACGCATGGATCATCGCCGATGAGATGCAGAACTCCACCGTGTCGCAAATGAAAATGCTCCTGACGCGCATCGGAGAAAACAGCCGCATCGTCATTACGGGCGATTTACAGCAACACGACCGCGGAGAAACCATGAACGGCCTCGAGGACTTTCTGAACAAGTTTCGTGGTCGCCGCAGCTCGAGTATCACCAGCATCGAATTCCAGAGCGATGATATCCAGCGAGAGGAAGTGGTCAAAGAGGTCCTCGATATTTACGAGAACGAGTGCATTCCCCCCTCTTATCAGGACGATCCCATTTTCATCGCCGAAAAAGCAGAGAACGAAAGCACGAGCGACCTTTCAGATGATACCATACCTGAATGCCTATGTGAAGATACTATGGACGAACCAGATACCGCATGTTCTCTGGAAAAAACCGAGGTTATCGTAACCGATGTCATGAACATGCTCACCATTGCCGTGGAGGGATCCGCGTAACTCCCCGATTTATATCGCGTCGTATAATATACGATGCGATCCATCAACGAAAATACCATCATAAATGCTATTATTGTCTTTGCCATTCTTGACGCCATTTACCTAATTGCCTACTGTCACATGCCGGCCATGTTTGTGTTTCTGCTTGCCGGTCTCGCAGCTTCGTTCTTTACCCGCAATGTGACGATTGTTCTCTCTATCGCCATCATTGCCGCCCATACCTTTCTTGTGGTAGGTGGTCGCACTCGCGAGGGTTTAGAAAATGGCAAGGGCGGAAAGCGAAAAGAAAAGAATGGAAAAAACGATAAAAACAGTGAAGGTGAAAAGAAAAACGGGAAGGACAAACAGAATGAAGAAGATGATGCGGAGAACACAACGGAATACGACGACGAAGATGACATGGGCGAGGAGTTTGGAAACCTCACCAAAGCCCAGCTGACGGAGCTCCTGAACAAGCGCAAGGACATTCAGGACGATCTCCACGACATCCTCAAGGCACAGAACGAACTGGTGGGAGGTGCCCAGAAGCTCGAACCGCTTTTGAAGAAAACCGAGGCCTTTATCACCAAGTACAAGCACTTTGAGGAGTTTGGACGCAAGTACATGGAGTAAAATCGCGCACTATTGTATATGAACCCAGATCTTATACAATTATTATTTATCATTGGCATCCTGTCCATATGTGGGGCCTATATCGTCGAGGAGATGACGGGCATCAGCATTCGGGAGAAGGCCAGGTACTACTATAACGAGACACTGTATGCCACGGGCATCAAGGAAAGGCCGAAAAAGGAACCCTTTGTCCGCGCCATTTTCAAGATATTTACCGCGGTGTTCAAGATCCTGACGAATGTCACCGGCCTCGCCAAGTTTTTCGTGGACATTTCTCTGGGCACTCTCTTCCTCATCACTGGCGCGGTTCTCACCATCACGCTCACAATCTTCAGTATCATGAAGGGGATATGGGAGTACTTTGTGCTGATTCTGTACATTATCGAGTTTGCCATCTCGCACCTCTTTTGCTTCATGCGCATCCTGTTCTCCGCACCAAGCTGTATGCTATGGTACATCCTGGAAACCATGGGCAAGATTCTGTACCTCTTGACTATTGGTCTGGTGGTGGCAGTCTTTGGGCTTGTAGGAATTGATCTCAAACCATTGGAGAAGATGTTTTGGAAATTCATGGAATATTTAGATAAGGTCATCTTTGGCTTGACGGGGTTCCACATTATTCATTTCCCTCGCTGGGTGCGCGACCAGTGCTACAACTGCAAGCGACTCAAGACGTCCACCGTTGGAAACCAATTCAAGCGCCTCAGCGATATTGTCATCAAGGACATCCCCAGTGAGGCCAGACCGGGCATTTCCATGATGGGCGACGGCGGTTCTCGGTTCATCTCGGCACTCAAGTTCATTGCGCGCGCTCTTGGATAACTTCATCACGGTAAATTTATCACGGTATTATAATGCCAAAACAGTGCCCTCCAGGAGTCATATGTGTAGAGAACATGTCGATGGTGATGTTCGCTGCTGCGATTGGTATCGCATACTACGTATTTAAAACGCCCGAGCGCAAGGGCGGAGAGCCACCTGCGGCGCGGCTCGACCTGCGCATGATAAGCGATCGTCAAGACAACATCTTTTCGGACCCGTTTAGGGCACCGCTCGACCACACTCAGGGCGTGCCCATCAACCAGCGCACCCGAGGCGCGGCCCACGACGCGGGCTTCCAGCAAATGGGTATTCTCACCCGTCAGGGGTCCCCCGAGAACCTGATCCTTCCCTTGATGGCCCGCGCATCCGACCGCGGTCGCGACCTGTGGGAATATTACACCATGTCGAACACCGGATCGGTGAACACCCGCCTACCCATCAAGGTGAACGGGAAAGACTGCACCTCAGAATACGGTTGCGACTCAATTGTGTCGGGCGATACCGTGTTTGTCGATGGATACAACGACGTATTCACCGTTACGAAATACGAAAACGCCTTGCCGCGATATCTACCCAACGTTCTGTAGAGAACATCGTCATATTTTGTATAGCTATACAGTATATGACATCATTCAATTCAAATAAGGAGCCAGACCTCAATCAGATACTTATTCACGATTTTAGCACGTCTCGGTCTCTCAGCCTCAATGGCAACACCCTACGAAGACAGAATGACTATACGCAAATTACCCGCCTCACCTCCATTTTTCCGGACAAAACGGTGACCCTGGGAGGCGTCGACTACCAGCCGCGCGAGATGTACCTGATGGGCAAGCATCACAACATCGACGGTCTGAACCAAGCGGGGGAGATTATGATTAAACACACACACTCCAACGAGAACGAGCTGTTTGTCTACATTCCTGTAATGGTGGACCCCATGGCCGTGTCGACCCCGGTAGGAAACTTGGTGTCCGAGGTGGCAGCATTTGCCTCAGGTGACGATACCTCTGTGTCCTTTAACCTGGCGCGAGCGCTGGAGAACGAGACACGCGCGATCCAGTACTCGACCGGGAATGTCATGGCGGTCGTATTTGTTGATCCCGTGTACATCCCCGAGTATCCCGACGAGTTCCGTGGCAAGCCCGGGTTTCTCCCCAAGCCCAACATGTCGGCATACTCCATCATTCCGCTCAACTTGGAGAACGACGATCAGATCTACATTGACTGCAATCCCACCGGTGAAAGTGCCGATACAATTGCCGCCTACAACATTCCCATTAACAGCGAGTATGCCAAGGTGTCCTCCAAGAGCATGTTTGAACGCCACGCGACGTTTGCCGGTATGTTCCTCATTGCACTTGTGGGCGTGTATATGGTCGTACCGTGGTTTTACCGCACTTATGTGATTGAGAGCATCATCGAGTGGTATGATAGAACGAAATCAAGTGGGTACATATGTAAAAACCAGGATGACTTTCCTGAATGCGCAGAAACTCGTATCGCTCAGTCAAATACCATATTCTGGATCCTTGCCATGCTCATTGTCAGTCTCCACTTCTTTGAGGGAATTGTTAAGCAGGACTCTACTCATCTTGCGCTTTCCATGTACATCTTCATCGCATTCATTGGTGCAGTACTGGCAATTATGATGAAGAGTAATGACCCGCGGTTCTATTATCATAAGAGCCACCAATTGTATCTACCTCGTGAAGAGGCTTATTCAAACTTTGGATGGCCCAGTGAGGTGCTGGGGACAGGGTTATCAATCCTTGGTATAAAAGAAGGAAAAACACAAATGCCATGGTATGTCGTATATGTCTTACTTTTCCTTGTGACCTTTATCATTGGTATTATGCTCCGATTATACGGAAAAGGTGACGGGATGTCATATCAAGCACTCGTCTTTGCAGCCTTGATTTACTCGATTACCCTTGGATCTTTCTTGCTAACCATTTTTAATCGCGAATCAAACGTTTACACTGAGGCGGATGGTGTGGGACCCTCTGAATCGATAGCCAAATCGGTACAGGGCAAACCGGTAGTAGTTAATGAAAGAAATCAAGGAAATATGATAACAAATTGGGTTGGTAATCTTGGCAATTTATTTGGTCAGGGCAACTAATCGCACATAAACAAGCAATATGATGAAATTCATCACATTGCGTCAATCAAATAATATTTTCGTTACTTAAAGCTTGGAGGCACCGTCAATGTCGGCAGCCACGGGCTTGAAGGGGGTGTCGATCAACACGGCGATTTCGTTGCGGACGGGGGCCATTTTGGCGACCATCTCCTCCTCCAGGGTCTGGGTTTTCGGAGGGTTCATGGCGAGCATGGCAATATCCTTGTTGATCTGGCTGGGGGTGTGCTCCTGAATGGCGTCACGGCCGGTCACGAAGCCCGAACGGGTCACCAGGATGTAGAGAGCATACGCGCCCGCGGCGGCGATGGCCGGGACGAAGTTTCTAAACAGGTACACCGCAGCGAGAATGGCGACCACCATGCCGAGGCGGGTGTCCACCAGGCGGGCAAGGAAAAGGGGGGTTCCTACGTCCACCGCAATGTAGAATATCAGGGCGGAGAACACGATCCATTGAGTAGTGCTGAGTTCAGGGACAAGATTCATCGTATACTATACACGAGGATTTTTTCGCAAAACCGTATAAGCAGTTGCCTACCATTCGTGTATCCATGCAGATACCTATTGAAGAAAAAGAAACTGTGCAGGCCGCGGCGCGAATGGGCGCCCGCGGGTACACTGTGCCTAAATCGGCGCTTTCCGAAGAGCGTCTCGAGGAGCTCCGGGAGGACCTGTACGCAAAGCCCGCTGTAAATACCATGATCGGTGGCGACGTGGGTGGATTCTACTGCTATCGCGAGAGCGCAAAGAAGATCTACATCCCGCGGTTTTACGGGGAACGCATGTTCGGTATCCCCGACGAGACCGATTTGCGGATCCGCGAGGACGACGCCCCGCACCTGACATTTGCGAACGAGCTCCGCGACTACCAAAAGGATATTGTGGCGCGCTACGTGAACCACGTGGCGACCGAGAAAGGCGGCGGTGCCATCCTTGAGGTGCCCTGCGGACGCGGAAAAACGGTCATGGCACTCAAGATCATGAGCGAGCTGAAGCAAAAAACCCTGGTGATTGTCCATAAGGAATTCCTGCTGAACCAGTGGGTTGAGCGCATCCAGCAGTTTCTCCCTGACGCGCGGGTGGGTCGCATCCAGGGCACCACCTACGACGTGGAAGACAAGGACATTGTCATTGGCATGCTACAGACCCTCTACATCAAGGACTTTGGGTCGAGCGCCTTCTCCGACTTTGGGCTCACGGTCATCGACGAAGTGCACCGCATTGGCAGCGAGCAGTTCTCCAAAGCCCTGTTCAAAGCGGTCACGCCGTACATGCTCGGCATCTCGGCCACTGTGGAGCGAAAGGACAAGTTGACCCATGTGCTGTACATGTTTATCGGGGAACGCATTTACTCGGAGGAGCGGTCGGGCGACGACGAGGTGCTGGTGCGCGGGGTCTACTGGAAGTCCCAGGACCCCGAGTTTAACGAGATGGAGTACGACTGGCGCGGCAACCCTAAATACAGCACCATGTTGTCCAAGGTGAGCAACTACGGACCGCGGAGCGATTTCCTGGTGAAGATGCTGGAGGACCTCATTGCGGAGCGGAAGGAAAAACAGATTATCGTGCTCACGCACCAGCGCGCACTGCTCACTTACCTGTTCGAAGCCATTAATCACCGTGGGTTCGCGTCCTGCGGCTACTACGTGGGCGGCATGAAGCCCGCGGCCCTCGAGGAGAGCGAGGGGAAACAGATTGTGTTGGCGACCTACGCCATGGCCGCCGAGGCCCTCGACATCAAGTCGCTTTCGACACTGGTGATGGCGTCCCCCAAAACGGATATCACACAGTCTGTAGGGCGCATCCTGCGCGTGCGTGGGAACAATCCGATGGTGATCGATCTCATTGACCCACACGAACACTTTATGAACCAGTGGAACGCGCGGCGCAAGTTCTACAAGAAGAACGGCTACCGGATATTCACGTCGAACAGCGACGCATACAAGTCCATGACGGAAACCTCATGGCGGCTCTCGCACGACCCCGACGCACCGGCGAAAAAAGAGCCCAAGACCAAGTGCCTGATCAAGTTTTAGATGGGGTTGGATGAATGACCGAGAAAATTGATTGCGAAACCGTAAATAACTTATAGTATATATCACAATATGAATACTGTCCCCGCCGAAGTAGAAATGCTTATCTATAAGTGCCTTCCTTACCATGACCTCGCTTTCTGCAAAACAGCGGTGGCGTTAAGAAACGACATTGCTGATGCATCTGCACGCAAGATACAGCAGTTATTCCATGGATGGAAATCTGAGAGAGACGCGCTAAGAACGAAGTTGGTGTTGTCGCCCATGCATACCATGACCAAGCACGAGTTCGTGTTCTTCATGACCTGGATCTTCCCCTTTCATAAGATGCGCGCAACGTGGCCTGTATTCTATGCCCTCAAGATGAAATACGACGAATATGTCAAGCCGATCATGGAACGGTTCGAGGTATGGACGTTCATCCGTGACGCACGCGTGACCATGGAAAACGTGAGAAAAATAGGCTGGTAAGCAACCCAAATTTCGAAAACTGGAAGTTAATTCTTCCAGTTTTTACCGCAGTCGATGCACGTGATAAAGATCGTCGCAGGCTCATCCGCACTACGTGTCTGAAGCTCATAATAAGTACATTTTTTCGATTTGCATCGCTTGCAAGTGAACATATCTGTGCTTGCCTCGATGCGCTGTGCCATCTTGCTCTCATCGCGCTTTATTTTTTTTGCAATCAGGTCCTTCCATCGTCCCGGGTCGATTTCCTGGTGCGTCATAAAGGCCAGCTGCTGCGGAAGCAGCTCTCCGCTGTTGATTGTCTCCATGATCCAGGGTTTACGCAGGCAGTTGAGTACCGTCCATAGCTTGGACTGGTATATGCGCACGAAGTGCTTGTTACACCACTTTTTGATCACCTTTCTGTAGCGCGCGTCTCGGATCGCGTAGTTGAATACACCCTTTTCCATGTTAATGCCTTGATTCTTATCGTCCAAAAGGACCGCGAATCTACTCGCCACCTTTTTGCGAAAGTCGTCTGGATACTTGATTGTATACGTTACCATGTTTATGTGCAATAAAAACATGTACGGTATTTGTTCAATTTTCTCAGATATATTCCTCCTCGCTTAGCTCGTCGTCGGCCACCACAAAGTCATCCACCAGATACCCCTCTTTTGTCAGATTTTTTTCGTCCTCGCTCTCGCTTTCCTCACTGTCCTCGGAGCCGATATCTTCGAACCCCCCAAACAGGTGCTCGTAGATATTGTTCCACTCGACGAGCGAGAGATTCTTGGCGCTGTCTCCCTCGTAGTTTACCAGGACCATGGTGCCGAAATACAGATGGGTGTCCACCGGTGGCGGAAGATCGTACTTGTTTTCGTAGTTGGCGCGTCCACTATTCTTGGCATACAGCTTGATGCAGAACTTTTTGCCTCCCACCTCGCATTCCCAGGTGGCGCGCACCTCGAACCCATCGGGACTCTTGAACCCCGCTTTGCGCGACAGTGCTTCCGGTTCCACGCTCTTTACCGAATGTTCCTTGAGTACGGCCTTTTTGTCGATACTGATAACGGTTATCATGCTTTTTGTTGTCATCTTGTCCAATCAAATAATCAATTTTCCAAATAAATACATGGCAACCGCTTAGAGTCTTGTCCGCATGACATAGAAATGAATCGTGTAGAACAGTTGAAAGCGGTTCAAGCCGAGGGTCTGGCGTTATTTACGCGGAAGAATGCGGACTACGGCGACGCATTTGCAAAATACGGGGTGGTAGGCGTTCTCATGCGCATCGAGGACAAGATCCAGCGCGCTATGTCCATCACAAAAACCGGCGTGAATCTGGTGGCGGACGAAGGCATCCGCGACACGCTGATTGACCTACACAACTATGCGGCCATGGCCATGATGCTTATCGATGAACCCGCGTTTGTCGCCCCGGTTTCAGATATCTCCAACAATTAATGAGTTTGCTCCTTTATGCCCTGTTATATTTTTTGATCATCGTGGGGGTACATCAAATATACAAGTATACGCAATCCATGTATACGACACCCGTGCTCCGCACAGTAAAGCGCGTGGAATTTGACGACAATTTAAACGACATTTTTGACGAGGAGTTTCAGGGAATCGAGCCGGACGACGATTTAGAGGCCGAGTTTGCAAACGCAATGGGGGCGCCGAGTAATCCTTACTGAGACTTTAGTAGCTGTGATAACTAACATAAAGCATGGTGCATGTAGTGTATATGGAGTTAGAACATCACGAAGTAGATACATTTTTGAAGCGGGCGCCCAAGTATGATCTTTCTTACGAAACTATGCATCATAAGAAAGAAGGACAAGTATATGACATGGCGGTGGCAATCCCCTACGGAAAAAAACGACTGTGCTGGTTCACCTTTCAGGAGGACCGATACGTAGCTCTGTTTTTTGACATGGACCGTCAACATAAGTTGGGACGATGCATCTGTCTTCCACATGACAATATCCCTCTTGCCCTCGGGACCATGGTATACGGGACATTCGTGAGGAATCAGCAAAACAAACACAGTTATTTTGTGATTGAGGATATTTTCCATTACAGCGGCCTGTCTATGCGAAACTATCAAATGCGGGAACGCTGGTACCTCATGGCAAGTGTAGCAGAAACATGTCGCGGCCTGTTTATGAAGTACGGAATTCACTTCTTTTTGCCGTTTACTTGGGAGTGTGGCCATGAATATACCGGCCAAATCCCCATGGAAGTGAAAAACGTTATTGGGTACACGGTTCATCACATTCAATATCGAGCACAGACAAAACGCACGCCTCATCTGGTTGTTAGCGTGCCCAAAATGGTTGTACCCAGTAAGCCCAAATTGCAGCTGCAAAGCATGTCATATGAATGTCAGTATGCGCACGATTATACAAAACGACAGTATCGATACAAAACGGCGTTTGTCGTAATGGCGGATCCAGCCTCGGATAACTACCATTTATATGCATATGGCGAGGGCGGCAAGCGGGAATATTTTTCATCGGCATGCGTACGCGATTACGAGACCAGTGTGAAAATTAACAAGATTTTCCGATCGATACGGGAAAATGCAGACCTTGACGTAATTGAGGAGAGTGATGACGAAGAGGATTTTCAAAACGTATCGGCCGCGAAATACGTTAATGTTTACAAGAGTGATGTCATGCTGTGCGAATTTTCTCGAAAATTTCGCAAATGGTATGTTTTGGGCAAGGCAACTCACGATAGTCGCGTTGCACATATTGGGCAGCTGGTAAGAAATTACCGGTCACATGGATAGATTAGTACTGGATTACTTTGATTACTAATCGCAGTTCAGTTAATGTATATGCACGTCCCGTTCGGACCTGGACTCGATAAGTGCTTGCTTTATCGATACAAAAGGTCTGGGTTGCAGTTGCGCCGTCGACCAGTCGATGCGCCGAAGGTCCAAATGACATATGAAGAAGATCTCCCTTTTGCACACTTCGAGTATCAATATCCACAGTTGCCAAACTGTTTGACGCAATAGGAGATCCCATTTGGTCGCTTCCTACCATTTCAAAAACGATCCAATTGCCTTGACCTGCGCTCCCGGCTTCCATGTCTCCATGAAAATACAATTCCACGTATGCTCCATTTGGACCGATTGTTGCGTCTGAAAACGTGATACCCGCAGTAGCGGTTGTCCCGTCCATAAAAAGCTGCTTCCCATTATCGATTGTTATGGTGTTGTCATAGTGTAAAAAGGACGTATCGGGTCCAGTGAGTGTTAAATTACTAAAAAAAAGAGACGCGGTTTCGATTTGTGTTTCTCCAGAAGATCCTGCCGGACCAGTAGGCCCAGTTGGTCCCGCACCCGGGATACAGCATGCACGTGTTCGAATATAATGTCCATATGATGTCGTCATCGGTATTATACACTGTTGTTAGAAAAAAACATGTATGCCCATAAAAATCCAATGTTAAAAATGTCTTTCTGCACAAATGCTAACAAAAGTGTTTGGGTGGATCGGATTTATGCTCACAACCGATTTTTTGATGCATCATTTTGGAAGGCCCAAAAACGGGTTTCAATATTGCTAAATTACCTTGAAAATTGCATTTTTAAACGCACAATGGATTTACAGACATATTTACAAACGAAATTATTTTCAGTGTTTTGATAAAACTGTGATGTGAACCGCTGTCTCATGTTCCTACTATCATAAAAATCCTTACTGAAATCAAAAAATGTTATCCATAGTCAATTGCACTTTTCATTTTTCGCATTCGCGACCCTTTCTTCGTCGAAATTTGAAAAGTGCAATTGACTATGGATAACAAAACCTCAGTAACAAAAAAATTCAGCGAAAAAATGATTTCTGAGCATTATGCTCACAGTCGATTTTTGCCGTGTTTTCCACAGTCAATTGCACTTTTCATTTTTCGTATTCGCGACCCTTTCTTCGTCGAAATTTGAAAAAAGAAATTGACTATGGATAACAAAAACGGAATTTTTACAGTCACAAAATTGAAAAAATGAAAATGCAGTTGTGAGCATCATGCTCAGAAGCACTTTTTTGCGTTTTGAAAAAGTCTTTTTGGTTTTCAAGGGCTGATCAACCAAATTCCGAAAAAAATCAATAAAAAAGGAATACAAGTTTGTAAAAAACGAAAAAAACCGTTCTGAGCATGATGCTCACAATGCAATTCCAAAAAAATCCATTTTGTGACTGTAAAAATTCCGTTTTTGTTATCCATAGTCAATTTCTTTTTTCATTTTTCGGTATTTTTTCGGCATTTTTCGTGACGTTTTCGTGACAACCGAAATTTTCGATTTTTCAGTTTTTCAACAGTTGGCTGCACATATGCTGTGAAAATATTGTTCATATGGATTTTATTTGTTAGCATGAATTTTTCTTGTGACAAAAACGGCATTTTTTTTGATTTGACTCAAAAATACCGTTTTTTAGCTATTATTTGCAAAAATATCAAGTGGTTGTAGTAACAATTGTTGAAATTCTTAAAAGTCTCAGTCTCATATTTTTCCTTACGGTTCAGTAAGAACAATTTAAAGACACCTTAAAATTTATTATGATAAAAACCTCAGCGTCACGAAAAAATGCCGAAATGTTGCTCAAAATAAACTTTGTAATTCAGAAAACATTTAGCATTGTCGCTTTTAAATAGGACATTTTTGGAAAAATCTGTCTGACGATAAATTTCAATTACATACAATATATCGCAGCATATCACACGTGCTTTTACCAACAGTAGGATATTTTTCGTAATTATACGAATAGAGATATCTCATGTATGTATAACATGGGCCGAAACAACAAACAGAAAAAATATGATTGCGAACTTTGCAATTTTAAATGTACAAAAGCGAGCAATTTTCGAGCGCATCTTAAGACCTCAAAGCATATCAATAATGCTATAAGTAAAATCGCGTCATCGTCAGATGACGATTCATGCGGTGAACCAAATACTGGCACCGAATCAGATGACGAAGATACTCCAAAAACATTTAAATGTGATTGTGGACGTTTATTTCGATCAAGAAATGGTCTCTGGTATCATAAGAAGAAGTGCAAAGTGACGCCCGCAGTAACAAATGACGATCTCATGGACATGCTGAAAAAACAGCAGAAACAGATTGATAGCATGATAACAGACAAACCGTATTCGTATGTTAATGTCGTTAATAACGTGGTGAACAATACCGTGAACACCAACATTTTTCTCAACGAGCAGTGCAAAAACGCAATTCCCATACAGAGCTTTCTGCAGAATCTAAGCATAAGTATAAAAGATCTCGAGCATATTGGTCATGTGGGCTATGTTGACGGGATCCGCTCGATACTGTATAATTCCTTTGGAAGAATGGACTTGTATACAAGACCATTGCATTGCACTGATCTCACTAACGAGACGCTTTATATCAAACAGGGTAATAAATGGGAGAAAGACTCAGATGAAAAGACGGAATTGAAGCGCATCATCAAGGCCGTCGAGGAAAAGAATTACGAGAATGTTGCGGAATGGGAAAAAACGCACCCCAGAGCCCTTGAATGTGATACCTCGGACAATGACGTGTATCTGAAAATAATGTCTGAAACGTTGGCTGACGAGTCGGGCGAATGTGAAACCAAACGAGAAAAGCTGGTAAAATGCGTCCTTAAAGATGTATATGTTGAACGCTAATAAAGAGTTTTATTGGAAGGTATGTACGATGATCATTATTCGTATATTTTCAACCTATTGCGCAAGCAGCGTATGGCGTGAGCTCGAACAGAGCTATGGGTTTGAAAGGGACCCTGCGTATAATGTAAAGTATAGATTCACCGAAGGTAATGATTACACCCACGTTATTTTGTTTAATTGTGCGGGTGTACAGGTAAATGTCCCAAAAGAGAATGTCATTGGGGTTGCACAGGAGCCCCCTACTATGCTGGGAATGACGCCAGGGTTTGTTCATTACGTTCATAACAAGGTTGCGGTGTATTTGGTGGGTGACTCACGTGGTCTTCCTCATGAATTTGTGGAAAACAATGCATACCTACCCCATTGCCACATTCCTAAAGAAATTAACATGGAAAAACCAAAAATAATGTCAATTGCATTGTCAACAAAATCGTTTATGCCTGGTCATATCTATCGCAACCAGTTACTATACCTTATTTTACAATCCAATTTGCCAATTGATATATACGGTCACGGAGCACAAAATCTACTGGACCGGGGCGCCAATGACAGTCGTCTCAAAGGGAAGTTCAACAAGCCGATTGAGGTATTCAATGACTACTGGTTCACCATTGCGGTCGAAAACAGTTCGTTTCCGGCATATTTCTCGGAAAAGGTTATTGATCCCTTGCTACATCATTGTATTCCCCTCTATTATGGATGCACCCGCATCGAGCAATATCTGCCGGGTATGACCATACCATTGAATGGACATCCGGGCGTTGATATGCACACAATCAAAGACGTAGTAGAAAACCCAATGAATTATATGCGAAAAATCGACGTGGACGATGTGGTCAAGAGAACATCACTGACCAACGCTATTCATAAATATTTCATCAAGGAAGAGCCGGCATCGGAAAATACTCCCGTCGCTGAGCCCGCGGCAGTCACAGAAGACGCGTAAAAAATCATACGATAATCAGTATCGTATGAGACAGTTAAATATGTTCCAGATCTCGCAAGCGCCAGTACTCGCAAGCGCCATTTGGTAGCGGTCGCTTTATGATGAATGGGATCTTCTTTTGTTCATATTCTTTCAGGGCAATCGTGTAACTATCAATGACGTTGGGTTCGATAGGAATCATCGGATGCGCGCCTCCGTCGAGTTGTTTTGTGCGCTCGCCCAATACCCGGGCGCGTTCATATCGGGTGACAAATGGGATAGTGCGGTGGAATGGGTCGCGGATCACACCGGCGTCGTCGCGGGTGATGTCGAGCATCTTTTCCACTTCTTGGTAGTTGTGTTGGACCAGCTCAGGATAGTGGTTTTGGATAATGTCTTTTTTGTCTTGATCATCAAACTTTTCGTATCCGTCGTATTCGTCGTCGGATACGTCAGAGTCGCCGAGACCCAGCATATCACTGTTGGTTTGTGTCTTTTCAACATCCGCTACGATTTCAACCGGTTGCTGATCTTCCATCTCGAACATGTCGTCTACATCTTCGTCGTCAGCCATGCTTTCATTTTCGTCCACCACGCTGTCGTCGTTATTGTCCACGCTTTTTTCGTCGTCCGAGACGTCCACTTTGTTGTCATCATCTTGAAGTTTGTCGTCATCTTGAAGTTTGTCGTCAAAATCGTTCAGGTCGGCCATTTCGTTTACATTAATAAGAGATTAAGAAAAAGGATCAATTTTCTATTCCTATCGCGCTCTAAACATTATCCCCGTTTGTTGGTGGTCCATGTACTGTCACATACACAACACATGTATACGTACTCCATTCCGCTTTCGTTGTATCGCATATAAATCACGTCCTTTGGCTCGGTGCCGTGAGAAGCACATTCTGGGTTGACACATAGCATGTCATGCAAATGAGGCAGTGTGGGATCATACTTGGTATATTCATTGATGGGTATTTTGCTCTGGGTTGCCGTGTCCATATTGATTACGCAAATTTCCCCACTGTTCTCCGAGTGCCCGCAACAACGACAATAGTGTTTGACTTCGTTGTTGTTTTCGCGTCCCACTCCGAGATACAGCATATTGTCGCAGTTTTTGCAGAATCGCATCTTATAATTACTGCACAAAAAAGTGCATTTGGTGATTCAATTTTCAGTACAGTCACGAACATGAGAAAAACGATGTTCGGACAAACATAATGCGGAACAAAAATTGATTCTGGATATCAGGATTATGTATACATACTCTATCTGGGAACATGAGCAGTCCCGACGAATCAGAATTGAAATTTATAGACTTTGTTAGGTCCGTTAGCGTCACCCGTAACGACAAGGTGGATGCGGCGAAAAAGACGAATACCCGAATTGGCTCAAAGGAGTCGTCTATTTTAGGTCGCACACTATCAATACCATCAGATGAAGAATATATAAAATTCCTTAGGCTTTATGCTCGTGATATTTTAAAACCAGGGAAGAAAGAATACTATACAGAAAAACAGTTGCATGACGACGGTCCGTTCCTCATTGACTTGGACTTTCGTTACGATTTCTCTGTGAAAGTGCGGCAGCATACACAAGAACATGTCGAATCCTTACTTACGGATGTCCTCGATTTCTTGAAGAATGCATACCAAATGGACGATGGTACGCGGTTTCAGGTGTTTGTGCTACAGAAGGACGCGGTCAACTGTGTAAAGGACAAGCAGATAACGAAGGACGGAATTCATATTATCATTGGTCTCAAGGCGAATCGCGTGATGCAGCAGATGCTCCGTAACGAAATGCTCAAGACGATGAGTGACACGTTTGAGAAGCTACCGCTCACCAACTCCATTGACGACGTGTATGACGACGGGGTTACTGCAGGACATGTCAACTGGCAGCTCTTTGGGTCGACAAAGCCGCAGCATAAGCCATATAAACTGTACCGCATATATGACGTAACCTATGATACGACCGATGGTGAGATCGGAATGGACGAGATGGATGTCGAGGCGTTTGATGTCACGGACATTGACAATCTCTACCGCCTATCTGCTCGCTGTACGATACACCCGGCTCTATTCCTTCGTTCTACATTCATGCCGAAGTATGAGGAGTTCAAGAATAAGTCCACTGGCAGAGTGTCCCCGGGAAGCCCGCGCGCGGCGGCCGGGGTAGCCTTTGACGGCAGCAATCGCGAGATCATATCAAGGATCGTGGACGACGCGTCACTCAAGATTGCAGAGGACATGTTTGTCGAATCCCTCGGCGACCGTGGTCCAGATCGCAACGTCAGGGAGGTGTACAACTACGTAATGGCCCTTGGTCCGGAGTACTACGAAAGCGGATCCTACAATCGGTGGATTCGTGTTTGTTGGGCTCTCGCAAATAGCATCACGGTACCCGACGATCTGGTAAGGCAGCGTGAGCGGCTTCTGTTTGTTTGGATTCGATTCAGTGCCCAGGCCACCGGATTTCGGTACACCTGTATCCCCGAACTCGTTGCGCGCTGGGATGATGCGATCGGGCGCGTGCATACGATGGACGCCCCATTGTCGTTTCGATCGATCATGTATTGGGTGCGTGAATCAAATCCCGAAAAATATAAGGAAATTTACACCGACACACTCGACTTCTATGTGGATCAAGTGATATATGGCGCCACGGGCGGTCGTACGATTAGTCAGGATAACGAAAATGTTGGGGAGGAGATCTATGCCGAGCTGCTTTATCAGAGCTTCAAGAACGAGTACGTTTGTGTGTCAGTATCGAAAAACAGCTGGTATAAATACTGCAATGGGCGCTGGCGTCGCGACGACGCGGGCCAGAGCCTGCGCAAGCGAATTACAGACATCAAGCGGATGTTCATGAATCGCATTAACATTCAGCAGCAAAAGGGGCGCCCGCTGGTACCCACACAGGAAGGCGACGAAGAGCAGGCCAAGGCTCGGGCAATGCTCAAGCGTCTTGTCAAGATTGTCAATCTGCTGGGAACCACCAAGCAAAAGGAAAACATCATGAAGGAAGCGCGTTGCCTGTTTTACGACCAGGATTTTGTGAACAAGCTGGATACCAACAAGGATATTATTGCCTTTGAAAACGGCGTGGTTGACTTTGCGGCGGGATGTTTCCGTGCGGGCCGTCCGGACGACTATCTATCACTGTCCACGGGCCTTAATTACAGCGAACTCGGACCTCAACACAACGAGTTGGTGAGCGAGGTTAACGATTTCATCACCAAACTGTTCCCCGAAGAATCGCTACGAGAGTACATGTGGGACCATCTGGCAAGCACAATGACAGGACACAACAAACGTCAGAACGCGCACTTCTATATTGGGGTGGGGGCGAACGGCAAGTCGGCACTTATTGAACTAATGACCATGGTGCTCGGCGAATACAAGGCGGACGTGCCATCCTCCCTGATTATTGACCGCCGCGCCAAAGTAGGCGGCACGGCACCGGAAATTGTGGGATTGCAGGGCAAACGCTTTGCGGTGATTCAGGAGCCGTCAAAGGACGATGTGCTAAACGAGGGCGTATTCAAGCAGCTCACCAGTGCGAATGACCCGATCAGCGGCAGAGCGCTATACGCGAGCGACCCAGTGACGTTCAAAGCACAGTTCAAGTTGGTGGTGGCGACCAACTACCTGATGAAGATCAATGCGACAGACAATGGTACCTGGCGACGCATTGCGGTAGTGGACTTCAAATCGCTCTTTACGGATCATCCAGTGTCGGGTGATCCTGATAAACCTTACCAGTACAAGGTGGACCGCGAGATGACAAACAAATTCTTGCGCTGGAAGGAGGTGTTCGCTGCGATGTTGGTGAAGCGCACAATGAGCACGCACGGCGATGTCCAAGAATGCGTGGACGTGTTGGGGCGGTCAAACGAGTATCGGTCAAGCCAAGATTCGATCCTCGAGTTCATCCGAGACAAGGTCCGTCGCACCGACGATCCTGGATTCAAGGTAACCAAATCCGATCTATCAAGCGAATTCAGTACATGGCATACGGCGACGTATGGCCGCGGCGGACCGACCGCGCGCGATCTATACGACTACTTTGCGAAGGAGTTTGGGCGACCAAAGGGATCTGTGTGGCGCAACATACGAATCATCTACGGGAACGATACTGAAAGTGATGACGAGGATGAAGACATAGCGGGCGACGAGGAAGTGGCGTTCCTGGAGGAAGAGTAGGATAAGCGAAACGGTATATCACACCAATGATCATTGTTGTGATTCTTTTTACTGTAAGTGAGTGTCGTAAGGCACGCCGTGAAGGGTGGCTGATACAACGCGATACCAATTGTACAGAATGGTCTCTACGTAAATCGCGAACCATGGAAATAACACCGCCAATGCAATGTATACCAATTTTCGCGTAATGCTAAACTCTGCTGTCACCATTACGACGATAAATGCTATCAGAATCCCATAATACACATAGTAGAGACGGTCGTTCATGCGTTTGTAGTCGCTGGTCGGCTCCTGGCGCAGTTCTGCGTCGCGCACTTCGGTAACGTTTTTCTGATGGTTCTTGAGGATCTCGTGCTCAAGTGAGTCTGTTTCGTTTTCAATGTCCATGATCTCGATCATCTTCATACGCAATGTATTTGACCGCATTTCCAGCCCTTCGTGAACCGCGTCGTTGTCATCCATGGCGACGGGAAGCTCGGTGCTTAGGAGCTTGGTCATATTTGCGTCGGTTGCATTGTATTCCTTGACGATGGCCTCGTTTTTGTCGTACCCATCTAAAATCTTTTTTGACGTCTCGTTCACTTCCTGGAGAACCCCGGATTTTCGATCACCATACTTGACATACAATTGGTCATACAATTCTTTGTTTTCGTTTTTGAGTTTTTCCAGTGCAGCCTTGGCCCTTTCGTAATTTTCACGCTGGATCCCGGACCGCATCGCGCGTGCCTCAGCGTCCGAAATTGTTCCTAAGAACCTCAAATAATCGTCGTATAAATATAACGGCATAGTTATTATATCATTAGACTTTTTACTCGTTGCTGTATGGACTGCGCATGACAAGGTTGTATGCGCCGCGATATACATGCATGACAAATAATTCCAACGGATATATGATAAAGGGGAATACGACCAGGAATATGGAAAACAGTGTAATGCGCACCGCACTGAATGGCGCCGATGCAAACATGACATAGGACAATATCGCCGCCAGTGCAAAGTATATCCAAATGAGCACGTAACGGTTCATGTAGTGAAGTGTCTGATAATCGCTGATGAAGTACTCCCGATTGCGTTCTACTGTGGGATCCACAACTCCCGCCTCCTTGATAAGCTTTTCCATCTGCTCATTCTGTCCATTAATTTGCATTACCTCGTTCTGAAGCTGATTGATGTGTTCCGTTTCCCATTGGGACTTGTCCTTTTTAACCTCCTCTGTGTTTTTCTCGGCTTCCGCATTGATTGCTTTGTAACTCTTCAGCACGTCAAAGATGGGCTCCGCGCGTCGCGTGTTTTCGACAATTGCTCCGTTGACCTTGGAGAGTTCCTTATCGGTCATATCGAGCGCCTGCGCAATATTGTCCGCAGTGAATCCTTCTACGGTATCGGCAAAGACGTCCGGAACCATTTCGATGGTGCGCGAGTCAAACTTGTAGGGTGTGCGGTTGAGTTTTTTGGACAAGTCGATGTTTCGTTTCCTCTCTATTTTCAGCTTTTTGATGACCTCTTGATAAGGTTTTATCAAATTCGGGTCTCCCGGTTCAATGAACTTTTCGTATAAGCCCTCAAACGGCTGAGAACATCTCAATCTAAAGTGTGACTTTGTTTCAATGTGTCCCCATGGTCCCTTTGCCCAACACTCGCGCTCGGTTTTGGCATGCCAATCGCTGCCATATATCGCTTCCGGCTGATAAGGGGTCCCTGGTTTTACCCACAATGTCCATGTATAAAACGCATTTTTGATTCGATGATACTGAGGACGACCTTGTAGGGACGCCAGATCCCAACCCAGTCCATATGCTTTATTTCTATGATCATAAAATGATCTTCTATCTCGGTTTAAAAGGTAAAATCGTCCTCCTCTCTTAGCATATTCTTGACCAATTCCCATATTATTATACCGTGATATAATTACTTACAGTCTTTATCCACCATCCTTTTTACCAGGTCATCAAAGGACACTTTGGGTTCCCAACCGAGTTCCGTGCGAGCCTTGGTGGAGTCGCCCAGCAGCTCTTCGACTTCTGCTGGCCGAAAATACTTTTCGGACACAAAAATGAGCTCGCGGCCGGTATTCTCGTCGTACCCTACTTCATCAATGCCCTCACCGCGCCACTTGATGGAAAATCCCTTCAGCGCAAATGCTTTTTCTACGAACTCGCGGACGCTATGGTATTCGTTGGTTGACAATACGTAATCCTGTGGGGTTTCTTGCTGAAGCATGCGCCACATGCCCTCCACAAAATCACCCGCAAATCCCCAGTCACGCTTAGCGTCTAAATTTCCGAGTACCACTCTGTCTGCAGTGCCATTGACGATTGCCCCGAGCCCCAAGGTGATTTTTCGAGTAACAAAGGTTGGGCCGCGTCGTTCGCTCTCATGGTTGAACAATATGCCGTTGCATGCAAACATGTCATACGATTCGCGGTAGTTCTTAGTGATCCAGTAGCTGTATAGTTTGGCTACTCCATAGGGCGAACGGGGATAAAATGGGGTGGTTTCCTTCTGAGGTACCTCTTGCACCTTTCCGTATAGCTCGGAAGTGGACGCCTGGTAGAATCGCGTGCGCCCCATGAGGCCGCTCGCACGAATTGCGTCAAGCAGTTTGAGAGTGCCGATGCCGTCAACCTGGCCCGTGTACTCGGGCATTTCAAAACTTACCTTGACGTGGCTCATGGCCCCTAAATTGTACACTTCAAGACGGTAGTCAACCTCATGATCTCCTGCGTCATGTAGAATTTTGTGAGCATGTTCGTTAATTTCTCGCAGTATACTTGATAAATTCGTAGAATCCGTGAGGTCTCCGTATCGCAGCATGAGGTGGTCGTTATCGTAGAGATGGTCGATACGCTCGGTATGAATGCTTGAGCACCGACGAATAATGCCCCATACATAGTACCCCTTTTCCAGTAGGAGTTCGGCAATATATGACCCGTCCTGGCCAGTAATTCCGGTGATTAGCGCGACCTTCATCTTCATGTATTACGATATACATGAAGACAACCTTATGTTATTTCGAACATAAATACAAGCATCTTCTAATGATTCTGGTATACGACAGAACATAGTTATAGGGTTTCACGGATATGATTTTATACACATTTGTTACATGCGGGTTTGCTCATAACACCGCAATAATAAACGTTGGATGGCGAACTTACAGGTTGGGGTAGCTGGCCATCAAAAGCATACCGCACTGCCCGTCGCCGTTGTTGTACTGAGATCCGCGTCCGAGGCGGATGTACCCCTTGTCGCCCCAGGATGCGCTCCAGGAGTTCTTGACAATATAGTAGTCGCCGTTGCTGTCGGATCCATATCCCACTGCGAGCACTCCGTGGTCGAGGTTGGTGCCGCAAGCGCCGGTGAACACGCCGCTCGAGTACATCTGGAAGGCGCGCTGGTCGGCCTCGATGGCGATGGCGGCGGGCTGCTTGGTGAGGGCAGACATCATGGCGCTGTCGCTGCTGGGGGCAATGTCGGTGTGGCTCTGGATGTCGGACCCCTTCACGTTGGTGCAGCTGGTCTGGCAGTCTCCTCGGTCCTTGGTGGTACCCGAGAAGTAAGGGTAGTCGTCTTCGGTACAGAGACCGTTATTCTTGCCGATCCAGTCGAATGCATTGTCCATGATGCCGCCATTGCATCCGTGGTCGCGACCACCGTTGCCAAGCTTGTCGCAGTCAACCAGCTGTTGTTCGGAGAAAGCGACCAATTTTCCGTTTTTGATCGCGTAAGCACCCTCAAGCGCGCCGGTGGTGGAAAACGACCAGCAGGATCCGCACTGACCTTGGTCCTTGACGTCAGTCACCGCACCTTTAGTGCGCCAGTCGATGGAGCTCGCAGCCTCCATGCTCACGTCCTCGTCGTTGTCCTCCGGCTTGCATGCCTTCACACACTTGAACTTGTCCATGTTGGACGCGTCCTCGTCTAAGCAGGCCTTGACGCACTTGATGGCGTCAATCTTGGATTCGTACTTTCCGCTGCGCGCAATGAACGCACTGTACTCTTCCTGGTTCATGCCCGACAGATGGTTATGGGCAAGGGTGTAGGTAAGGTTCTTAGCATTGGTTTCCTCAATAAACCGGTCGTTGCTAATCCAGTTGGCAAACACATAGTTTCTGTGTTTACCATCTTCAAAGCGCATATCAAAGCGCTCTGCCCACTCCTCAAAGCGAGAAGCGGAATCCGCAAATGCGGACGCGAAAAAAGCGAGCAATGCCAACAAACGTGTCATATACTGATACTTACAAAATATATCCAAATCCTTTTGGATATGTTTCTAAATATGCTCATCTTTGTGTTGGTATGTTGGTGTGTTGGTATGTTGGTATGTTGGTATATCCGCACATCATACCTATTCACTGGCCTCCTTTTCGGCTGCCTCAGCATCCTCCTTTTCCTTTTTGCTCATAAAGTCGATGCCCAGCTTCTCAGCGTCGCTGCGCGTGATACACTTGCCATGTGGACCGTGCCACATGGTATTATCCGAGCAGCAGTATTCGCCGACGCATAATTTTCCGAGGTCGAACATGCTTCCGGCACCGGTAACCTGCCCTGCTTGATCACGCTCGCCCTTGGGAGGTGGCACGCCCACTTTGGTAAAGTCCATGTTGTCGCGACGGCGGGCGTCCAATAAGGCAAAGTAGATGGCAAAGCCCGGGATCACAATGGCAGTGATGACTAAAAGATCAAATACGAAACCCGGAACGATTAGTAATTGTTTGCGCAGATACTGAATCACGATCATCGACACGAAGAACGCAATGAAGTATAAAGTGATCTTGATGTAGTGTTCCTGCTTCTTTCGGTTGCTTTCGTAGAGATCCATCGATCGTTTCTGGCCGTAGATTACGCCGTCAATCTCGTTCTTTTTCTGGGTCAGTACATTTATTTCCTTGTCGAGGATTGAGATTACCTCGTCTTGATGCGTAAGTACATTGGCCACGGTGGTCATTTATATGATAATGAGAGATTTTGTCATCATCGTACGATTACTTTCTGCGAGAAAACACCATATATCCGACCGCGGTGGTGGCCAAGGTCAGAAGACCGATCGACATCAGACTCGTGGTTTGCGTCTGCATCTTCGTGGCGTCCTCCGTCATGGCGTCGGCCAATCGCTCGGGCTTTCGATTGAGGAACAGACCGTCGTTCTTTCCGTCATAGTAGATGGGTTTGTGTGAACGTTTCATGTGCTCAAATACAATTTCCACCTTGTCAATGCCCGTTTGCATGTCCTCAAATACAATGTGGTTTCCCACAATGCGATGGTTGAGTACAGGCGTCGCGGATTTTACGCGGAAGTAGTCGGTATTTTCATCATACCCCTCGTCCATAACCGCAAATTTTACCTTGTTGAGGCGCATGTTGCGGTCTTTTTCGTTCCTGTTGACTGGTTTGAGCGGAGTGATGTATAAATTGCTGTCGCCGCGACTGACAACATAATCGTGCTGGCCGCGGTTGATCTTGGTCACGTAATAAGTGGTCTCGTCGTCAATGTTTTTCATAATACGACCGGCCATGTATCGTTTTGCGACCACATTTGCGTAGTCATTGGCGCGCTTAAAATAAAAGGTTTTTGTGAACTCCGACGTTTTTTCCACGTCCATAATGCTATCGTATTTCTCGTTATGGGTTTTCAATAAGTCTTGAATTTCGGCATATTTTCCAATCTCAAAGTTCTCCAACAGATTGCGCTTGCGGTTTTGGAACCCCTCACACCCGCATTCTTCTTTGTCTTCCATCTATAATACTTATGGAGCTTTTTCTTCCTTGGGCTCTTCCTTGGGCTCTTCAATCAACACGTTTTCTAAAAGTGAAACGTCAAGCTCTTCGTCTTCAACGTCCACGTTCTCCATTAGTTTTGCGTAAAATGGAGATTTTGTGTTGATCATGAAAATGTCCAACTTATGACGCTCATTGCTTATTTGCTTAAACCCCTTGCTAAGAATATATTCGGCAACGGGAATACTACTGTCCCCATAATTATCTTCAAAACTGATTACGTCGATCATGACTTCGTCAAAGTTGATTGACTTGATTGCTTCAAATTCGGCACCTTCTACGTCAATTGTCAGGTAATGTATATGCGTGACGTTATGTTCGCGAAAGATTGTATCAAGTCGCATCGTTTTCAATGCGGTTAATGATATATCGCCTCCAAATTCCTCGTTCTCGAACTGGATGCGAAACATGTGCCGTTCGTCGTATAATCGCGTAAGACCTGAAAGCATTTCAGTATACCCACTGCAACACGTAAATTCTTCCTCTCCGTCAGTTTCGCAGATGGCACACTGTATGTTGATGCAATTGGGGCGGTTGATTAAAAGCTGCTGGTAGGGCTCTTGGAGGGGCTCTATGTTAATGCCGGTCCAACCGTTTTTTTCTTCAAAGTATAAAGTATTGCTCATTGATTTTCCGTCATGGGCCCCGACGTCAACAAAAAACCCATTTTTGAATCCACCAAACACAAATCGTTCTAATAATTCGTCTTGTTTGTCCTGGGCATAAAAAACGCTCATATCCAATAAAATTATTGGATATAATTAACACCGCGTCGCAACGCGTGACACGGACCATGCGAACAATGTTCCTAAAGCTGCTGGAATGATCCATGAAGGATATTGTGTCGTCATGGCGGTAAAGTGCTCAGTATGATTATCTCCTGTGACATCAGATACAATACTGGTGCGCCCCGCCATGTCTATCTTGTCAATTCGCGCATAGTCGCCTTGAATCACGTCTGTAATCACAATACGATACTTTGTATATCTTTGCATGGCATATAATGTGTTTTCGCCCACCGCGATAGAGCGCAGGTATGTCCATTGGGCAGTGTCATTCATGCCAAACAGAGACATGGTGCCGGGCAAGTATGCACTATCTCGTGCCCGTATGGCAATTTTCTCCAGAAATACGGGTTCTGGAAATGCAATATCGATAAACTCCCCACCAATGTCGAGCGTGCGTGTGCTTCCCATGTATGCGTTTGCGTCGCCCCCGGGATATGTGTAATTGCGGTTCGTTGCCCAGTAACCATTGCCGTTCAAAACATTTTCGGGCGTGTTCTTATGCAGATACCCCGACGACGACACGTTGACGCGCCCTTTAAACATTTTTATTAGATCCATCTCGTATACAATACGGGATGAAATAGTTACATTCCAACAAACAGGTAGTAGGTTAGTGTCGAAGCAGCAGTGACAAAAAACAGCTGCGTGTACATAGTACGGCGCTGGATCATACGGTGTTCCTCTTGTATGGATTGTTCCGAAACGATTTCATGGGTGCTTTGTTTGATCTCGTCTCTTAGAGCATTGAGTTTCTTGTTTTGTTCCGTGACTTTGTTATGCTCTCTAAAATATGCGTAGTGCATGTCCGTATCGCGAGGGTTTTCGGCACGCACGCGCCCCCATTCGAGTGCTTTATTATACTTTCTATTGTCGTCCTTGTATGCGTCTTTGTCTACCAATCGGATCTTTTCGTCGCACAGTTTCTTTCCATCTTCTCCTGGATTTTCGTCAATGCATTTTCGGTAAAGACGTGCACGTTCATCGATATTAGTAACTCCCTCTATCTTCTTCTTGGGGAAAACAAAGATTCCCAGAATGAACACCACCACGAAACCCGTAAAAAATATCGTGGCACCAATCGTTTCTAATGTGTCTGCCATGCGTATACACTATCGGCACAAAAAGTCTATGATCGATAGATGCGCTGTACGACAAACCCAAGAAGAACTAAAGAACCCAACGTCAAGTTCACTGCGGTTGCCACCTCTTCATTATAACGTTTTTGGGCATCCTCGCTGGTCTGCTCGGACAGGGCGTCTCTTCCGCTCAGCTGCGCATACTCCAACGCCTTTTTACGATTTTCGCACAGGCTTTGGATGCGGTAATCTTCGAGTTCCTTTGCAGTCATCCCTGCGATGGGTCGGCGGATCGGATTACCGATGTTCAGGCATCGCCCCGCGTTGAAGGTTCCTTGGCTCTCAGCTGATTTGTATGCAAAGCTGTGGGGAATAAATGGTTTTACACTGTTTTCGCGGTTCATATACCTTATGTCGCGATTTTAACCGCGAGAAAAAGAATCATGTACGGTGCGCGTTTATACACATACGCGGTAGTAGAGGGCGGACCCCGACGTCTTGCTCTTGCGGGTGTATTCGCATACCTCGCCTGGACGAAGACCGAGTGCCTGGGACTGCGGATCAAACCGCGATACCTCGGGCAATTGCCGAAGCGTGGAAATATTGTATCGTTTCTTAAGCTCGTCCACCTCAGTGGCGTCCATGATTCTTCCCGGAGGCACCAGTACGTGATGTGTGACGACGAACTGGAGACTCTTCATGCTAAACAGGACCACGAAAATGCCCTTGTTGTCAAACAGGTACTTGATTGCGTTTGTCACGTTGTCCGTGGGCGAGTCGTCCGCAATCACCACCAGCATGTCGCGCTTATCCAGTTTTCCCTCGACCTCGTAAAGTTGCTCCACCAGGTCTTCGATGTTCTGTGCCCGCAGCGCCTTGTTGTAGATAAAATACTTGACGTAGGCCTTGCGGCCGTCCTCGGCGTGTACGTACATGTCGAGTTGTTGGTTGTTGGTCATTGCGTCTATTTCGCCAACGCTGACCGACGCATAGTTGGACATGTCATACCCTTGGTCGTCCAGTAACGTGGTGATGGTGGTGCGTGACTTGTAGATAGAGGCAATGCGGTCGCTGCTTGTATTCATGGTGTATATACTATAACATGAATTTTATACCTTGTTCAATTTTATTCTGTCTTCTTAATTACAATCTTGGAGAAATCGAGGTCGCTGGTGCGGGGCTCCTCGGGCATAGGGGGCTCCTCCGCAGGTTCGTCCATGATCATTGGCTCAGGTGCATCCATCACGATCTTTTCAAATGTTGGTTCACGAACGATTATGGGTGCCGACCCAAACTGCACGGTCGGCGGGGGCGCGGTGGGCGCTGTAATGGGCGCGGTCATTTCCGGAACATTCATTGCAATTTTCGGGGGCTCAACACGAATTTCCTCCATGGGCGCCACCGTGATGGGGCGATCCGCCATGGGAAAGTCACCGGGCCGGGACACGTCAAGCGGGGTAACAATGCGGGTTTCGTTACCTTCCGCAAGGCCAGCTCGATCCGCGGTGAAGATTGTTAAAAACTTGGGGCCCGACTTTGTGATGGTCCATGCGCGTCCGGCTTTGAAATCGCCGCGGAAATTCACGGTTTCGCCCACCTTGAAATCGTGGGGAGGCGCCGCGTATCTGGGCTCTGGTTGGGCCGCGACCGCGGGTTCGAGTATGGGATTTGTATCAGGTGCGTACCCGGGACTATCTGTGTCGGGAGATGCCTGCACGGTGTCGGGGATCAGTTCGGGAGTATCAAAGCTGAACGGCGGTTCTTCCCTGAGAACATCCTCTTGTTTTGCAATGACAATAGGATTGTCGAGGCCAGTGGAGTCCTTTGCCTCGATAATCACGTCCTCGTCCTCGGTCGCTTTGACTACCCATTCGCGGCCGGGGATGGCGTCTCCCTTCAAGTACACCACGTCTCCTTCTTTATACGTATCATCAGATGGCGGCTTGGTATACTCACGAAGTTCGCTTCTCTTGACATCACGGGTGTCATACTGACCGTTTGCGTCTGGTCCGGTCTCTACCACCGCAATGAGCGGATTGAGCGCCTTGATGGTCCACTCGCGACCCTCTTTGTCCGTAGGGACACTGACCTTGTCACCCACTGCGATTTTGTCGAGCCACTCGATTTTGGGCATGGGTTTCGCGTTATCCATGACTTCGCGCGTCGAGATCAAGTGCGCCACGCCAAGTGCGCGCTCATCACTGGCGTCCTGATGGGTCATGCGTGCAAAGTTGTCGGATGCCTTCATGCTGTTGATGTGCTCGATATTTGCGTCGGTGATGATACGCAGCTGCACATTCATTGCCATGAGTTCCTGCATCATGAGCTTGAATGTGTATGGTACCTCCACGATGCTGAAGTCGCGCCCAAATCGACTGATGACGTTCATACGCATGTTGTCGTTTTCGAGGGACCCGTTGAACGTCACCGGGCCGTCGGCCATGGGACTGAAGAACAGGTCCTTCTCCTCGTTGTATATGGCCATGGCGCCGGTTTTGTTGCACACTGCAATCTTGTATCTGTCACCGCGCTCCATCATGGAGTCAAACACAAATGCCGACATGCCGTGCGACAGGAGGCCGTCGCGCTCCATCTCACCAATGCGGAGACCACCGTCGTTGGCACGACCGGCAACCGTCTGTCGCGTGAGGACGTTGCGAGGCCCGCGGCCGCGATAGTTGATCTTGTCCTTGACCATGTGTTTGAGGCGCATGTAGTAGGTCGGGCCAGTGAATACGGCTGCCTCGATCTGTTCGCCGGTCATGCCGTTGTACATGATCTCGTTCCCGCTCGGATGGAATCCGTGATGCTGGAGGACGCGTCCAAACACTTCCACCTTGGACCCCTTATTGATGAATGCAGTGCCGTCGGCGAAGCCACCCATGGTGGCTCCCGCCTTACCCATGATCGCCTCGACCAAATGCCCAATGGTCATGCGCGAAGGAATGGCGTGGGGGTTGACGATAATATCGGGTCGGATACCGTCTTGCGTGAATGGCATGTCGCACTCGGGGATCACCAGACCCACCGTTCCCTTTTGACCGGCGCGGCTGGCGAACTTGTCACCCAAATTGGGGATGCGCACCTCACGCACGCGCACCTTGGCGATGCGTTTTCCTTCCTCGCCTTCAGTGATGAACGCGCGGTCGACTACACCCAGCTGCCCCTTCTTCGGCATCTTGGAGGCATCGCGCTTGCCCGGGATGTTCGACACGGATGTGGTCGCGCCAATCAGTGCAGTCTCCTCGTTTACCAACGATCCCTCGCGAATGAGTCCGGATTCGTCCAGCTTGGTATAGTCGAACCCTGGCTTGGTGCCGCGTACTGATGCATCGGACGCAATGGGTCCAAATGCCTTGAGGGTGGTGCTGTCTCCATTATGTTCGTGCTCTTCATGGGCCTCGTATGTGGTAAAATACGTAGTGCGGAACAAACCGCGATCGAGCGCACCCTCGTTGATGAGAATGGCGTCCTCGACATTGAATGATGTGTACGTCATGATTGCCACAATGGCGTTCTCGCCGTATACGTTTTCTTCGTTATTGATGTGCTTGAGATACCTGGTCTTCACAAGGGGTACCTGACCATTGTTGAGAACGATGGCGCTCTTGTCCATGCGCATCTGGTAGTTTGTGTGATAAATAGACGTGGCCTGTTTGCTTTGACCGCATGAGAACGAGTTACGAGACGCGGGGTTGTTTTCGGGGTAGGGAATCATGCTGCCCATGACGCCCATGATGGTGGACGGATGGATCTCCATGTGCGTGTATTTCTTGTCGCCCTTTTTGCGCTGTTCCTCGTCAAGGGCAATGAGTGCTCCCTCGCATTCGTTGTTGTCAACGTAGTCAATGATGGCCTTGTCATCCAAGAAACGCTGGAGCTTGTTGGGATTTTCCTCACTGCCTGTTCCGTACAGTTCAGACAGCTTGTAAAACCCGTAGTCGCGGACCGCAAACCCGTCTTTGCGCTTGTTGAAGCCGACCAACAGGTCCGTCCATGACACCTCTCCCGCCAGTTTGTCTGCAACGCCCTTTCGCTCGAATGACATCTCGTCGCCGTCTTGGTAAAACAATGGGCGGCACACGCGGCCTGCATCACAGTATATATACACTGTCTTAGCGCGCATATCAAACCCGATGCTTACGTATGTTGGCAACAGTCCATTTCGGCGGAAAAGGCGGAACTTTTCCACGAGCGGCGTTGGTTCTCTCACCATACCCAACCAATAGCCATTGACAAATACCTTGGTAAATGCATACATGTTTTCTAATTCAAAAGACTCTATGGGTTCTACTTCTGTATTCTCGAGAACCCACTTGGTCATGGAATCGCGGTCGACTGCTCTGGAAATGTATGTGCAGATGCTGAGGTGTTTATGCAGTCCAATGTTTCCGCCATCGGGTGTATCAATGGGATCAAAGTACCCCCACTGGCTTCCGTGGAGAACGCGCGGACCCACGACCTTGACACTGGCATCGAGGGGCAGGTTCGTTTTGCGCAAATGGCTGATCATGGATGGGTGCGACAGGTAATTGAGGTCTTGGACTACACCGATTCGTTTTGTGTGTGCAGTGGCGCCCCAGTTCCCCTTGAATCCTTTGCGGAACCCTTCCTCGAGAACACGTTCAGCAAATACAGTGGGTGCATACTGCTGAATAAGTCCGGGAAGATTGTTTTCGTACATGGACTTGTTAAGCATGAGGCGTTTCTCAAACTCCAAGTGGATCGTCTTGAGCTGCATGGTATAATACTCTCGAAAGAGGTCGTATATCAGAGAACCGGGCAACTCAATGCGCTTGAACCGAAAGCTGTCTCTGTCCGTGGGCTCGGCGCGACCACTTGAAACGCGGAGAACATCGCGTGCCATTGTGCCCAGGAACAGCGCCTTTTCCTTATAGTTGGTTTCCCCAATGTGTGGGAGAAGGTAATCGCTGAGGATTTCGTGAATATACTCAATGGTGGTATACTTTGTAAACGTGGCGATGTATCTCAGAGCGGCACGCTGGGTGAAGGTAGTGGCGGCGTCATACACTGATGGTGCAAACAGGTCCACCATGTCCTTCTCTGCTTCCATGTCAAGTAGGCAGTGGCGAATAATGTCCTTGTCGCTTGTTACGCCAAGTGCACGAAACAGGATAAACAGAGGAATGGGTGCACGGACATTGGGGATATTGACCACCACCTGGCCATTCTGATGGTTATCGGTAGGTGCTACAACAGAAACACTGAGCGTACGCTGAGGCTTTGCTGCGTTTTCAGAAATGGACCGAACGTTGGCAATGTGGGAAAACTTGTCTCCCTCGGGAGTTGCACGCACATACACCATGTTGTCGGCGAATTTCTCCTGACACACCACCGTCTTTTCTTTCCCTTCGATGATAAAATAGCCACCCACATCATTCTTGCACTCTCCCAGCGCGAACCGCATCTCGCGGGGTAGGTCGCGAAGGATGCAGTATTTTGACTGGAGCATCACCGGAAATCTTCCCAGAAACATTTTTTCCAGTTTAACGGTGCGCTTGACAACGTCGCCGTCGACTTCCTCGCGCATCGCCGCAACATCCACAGCAGGGGCTTCCATTGCCTCGCCCTTTCGGCGCTGGGCCTTTTTCGCCCCTCCTGCCGCCTGGAATTCACGGATGGCTTGTTCGATGTCCTCGCTACTGGATGTAGCGGCAGGCCCGGAACCCGACGTTTTTGACACACCGCGAGTAATGAACTCGACCTCAACGTCGTAATGAATCGTCATTCCATAAGTCATATTCTTTAGACGAGCTTCATTGGGGTACATGTAATGAAATCCCAAATCGTCATAAATGCAGGGTTTTCCGTAGTAAATGGCACTGCCGTCCTTACCACCGAAATACATTCTACATTCGTTTGCAAACTCGTCCTTTCTCTTATCATAATTGGAGCCGAGTACAAGTGGGTTCTTCTCCCGGAAGATCTTAAATATATCATGATTGAAAAAGTGTTCATAGGATTCTGTCTGGTGACTCACCAGTGTTTGATAATTATCCTTGAACTGCTGATCAATAATCTTCCATACAGCCTCGTTCATATACAATCCCTGGCCATATTATTTTAGGCTCTTTGTGCACATTGTTTGAACATATCCGCAGTTTCGGAGCATTCAAACACTGGCATGGGCGGAGTGTCCCATTCTGAAAATGGTATTGCGGAGCTGGTGCTTTTTTCCGACGCCAGTATTTGAACGAGGGCCCGCATCCGACGTTCCATAGGACCCGCATTTATGCGTCGCGACACGTTTTTCCATTTCCATTCAAATTGCAGCGCGCTTCGCCAATCCGGGAAGTTTTTGATATAACATACGCGCATCCAGGTATTTCCTCGCTTGCTGCCTTGGGTGGTGCGATGCGCACCCCCTTTAATTTCATTGTTGTGTTGACGCAATCGACGGTCCAGATTGACGGTGGCGCCTACATAGGTGGTGCCCGCCGTCGATTCTAACAAATAGACAAAGAATTCTTTTCCGTTGTCCTCGTTCATACTATGTATTACCGGGCCACTTTTAGGTCATTGGTATTGTATTCGACACAAAAATATCTTTGTAGATATTATAAAATGGCGAACTTCTTTGATATGTTCTTTGGTCCTCTGGACGAAAAGTGGTGCAACATCTTTTTGGTTTCGACCGTGATGTACTTTGTGTCACTTGTTTCTGTGATATTTGCTGTTATCATGACGGTGCTTACTGGATTTGGAAAAATCCAGATCCGCGACATCATTGGTATGTTCTTTGCCTTATTTGGAGCAGGACTTTTCTACATCGTTGCCCGCCTTGAGTACCGCATCTGCACTGCCGCCCTCTAAGTGCACTATCTAATGAATAATATTTAACATTAACGCGCCATTTGGTGCGTTAATGTGTTTTTAAGGGAATATGTGTTATAGTATGGATATTCTATACTACAGCAACTTTTGCAAGCACTCCAAGAAAATCTTGCAGGCCGTTTCCAAGTCAAATGTATCCGACAAAGTTAGTTTCATATGCATTGACGCAAGAAAACGAAATCCGGCCACCGGACAAGTCATGGTGCGACTGGAAAACGGAAATCAGGTGGTCATGCCGCCTTCTTTAGCATACGTTCCCGCCATGCTTCTGGTAAACGAAAAATACCGACTCATATATGGCGACTCCATCATCGAGCACTTGCGCCCCATGCTAACGGGAAATGCAGCGGAAGTAGGAAATCAAGAACCAGCATGTTATGATTTTGCAACCTCTTCGGGGTCAGTGCGGTCCGAGATGTATACGTTTTGTGATATGACGCCCGATGATTTAAGCGGAAAGAGCGAGAGCAATCGTCGACCCATGCATAACTATGTAAGGGCGAACCAGGACATTATTACCATCAACACCCCGCCCGACAATTACTCCCCGAACAAGGTAGGCCAAGACGTAACTATTGACAAATTACAACAACAGCGCACAAGTGAGGTTTCTTCAAAACCTATGCCGCCTACCCCTGACTTTACATATTAGGTAACGGGTTGCTGTTTGTATTTAGTGTCGCGGACAATGGTATAAAAAAATAGCGAAGTAAAGGGTATATGTCGCAAAAGAGCACTTTTCTCAAAGCCTTTAACAACCTTCTTACTGATCTCATGGAGGATATAGAACTCATCTTCCCTGATGACAAAAATATCAAAACGGCCAAGACCACGGTGGAAACCATGCGAAAGGCCAACCCCAGTATTACCATTCGTATGTGGCTGCAGCATGTCCAGTCCAAGTATGGCGAAAAGATCCTGGAGGGCGATATCA